GCAATACTGAACGGTCAGAACCAAGCAAAAGAATTAGACAGCACAGTTAATGCGTCTCAGAATATTCTTCTGCCCTTCTCACCTTCAATGACTCAACAACAATACAACTTTTATAAAGCAGAAGCAGAGCTACCCGGATTAACCGCGCAATACGCCAAGGTCTTAACCTCCGGATTACTGCGTAAGCCTCCTGTAATGAACCTTCCAGCTGACGCCCCAGAAGGCGCAAAGGAATGGTTAACCCACCAATTTACTTCTGACAACCAGTCAATGCTGTCTTTCTTAGATGATGCTATCTGGGAAGAAATGCAAACAAGTAGAGCATGGGTGTACGTAGATTTCCCAACTGTCCCTGATATGGACATGCTCAGCGTGGAAGAACAAAAGCAACTCCGACCTTACCCTGTACTGCTGAATGCAGAATCGGTAATTAACTGGAAAACATCTGTTCATCCAATTACTAGAGACACTACTCTTACCCGATTAATCACTCGTTCTTATCAGAAGAGCTATGGTGAAAACGAATGGCATCCAGATTATGTTGATACTGTGTTTGATCACTTTATTGCTGCTGATGGTTACTTCTACATTAATGTGTACGAACGTAACAAAGATGGCGGCGGCGAAGATGTAAGCTTCATCAATGGTGTCGAACAACAAGAATACCAAACTCGTGGTGGTTCCCTAGGTGGTGCTGGCAGTACAGGTGAATGGGAATTCATTCGTACTATTGATAACCTCCTTATTAATGACAAGCGGATGTCAGAAATCCCCGCCTACCCTTTGAACGGCTCTATTGACGGTGTTGAACCAATGCTTATGCCTTTGGTTGACCGTGAAGTCGCTCTATATAACAAGGTATCCCGTAGGAACCACTTGCTTCTCGGTTCTGCTACTTATACCCCTGTTATCTCATCTGACATGTCGGAAGATAGATTTGCGGATATTGTAGACGCTGGATTAGGTTCTTGGATTCGTATTGACCAAGGCGATTCCATCAACGTATTTGAAGCCCCTTCTAAGGCTCTTCGAGATATGGAAAACGCTATTAGCTCAACAATCTCTGAGATGTCCCGAATGGGTATTCGGATGTTAGCACCTGACAACGGCTCTGGTCGAGATTCTGGTGTAGCATTAGAAATAAGAAACGCTGGTCAAACAGCTATTATGGCGTCTCTGAACGCTAAGATTTCTCAACAAATGAGGAAGATTATCAGAGTTATGATGAATTGGCGCTATGATACAGACTATGATACCAACGACATTGAGTACACTTTGACTGCAGATTTGAATCCCGCTCCTATGGGTTCTGACTGGTTGCGCTTAGTTACTGAGTGGTATCAGCAAGGGATTATCCCCCGCTCTGCTTTTGTAGACATTGCTAAATCTAACGATATCCTACCTGTTGATTATAATGATGCGGATGGTATTGGCGAGATTAAGGAAGACGATTTAATCATTAACGCTGCAATGGAAATTGAGCTAGACAAAATGGAAGCTGCTGCTCTTGCAACAGTTAACGGCGAAACCGATGAGTCGGAAGCCGACAAGGACAATCCGGAGGATTAAAAAACCTCCCCTACCTTAGGGTCGTACACCTAGACAAGTGTTTAAAAGGTCTCCAGTAAGGGAAACTTAATATGGACAAGCTAACAAGAGAATATTTAGATTTAAAGTTTGAAGCTGTAGACGACAAGTTTGAAACAGTCAGTAACAGCTTCACTAAAGTAGAAAAGAAGTTTGATAAGATTGAAAGTGCTATGGATAAGCACGATGATTTTACTGCTAAGCTAGGCACTATTGTCTATATGTTAACAGGCGGTATGGTACTTCTCGGTTATTTGCTAATGGCAGATTTATTAATATTTCCGGGGATATAAAAAACACAAAAGCATCGGAACCCTCGGGTACTCCCCTGCTACTCTGAGGAGAATAAAATGTCTTCAATCAATGATGACTTATATGACTTGTCGGTAGACCATGCCTCTATGGTGCGTGGCTTCGAGAACTCACTGCAAACTGATGTAAAAAGAATTATAGAAAGACATAAAAACCGGCTTAAGAGAGGGTTAGCGGCTGTTAAAAATGCGGGCTCTCGGTCAGCTCGGGCTGGTGTTTTAGAACCTGAGAATAAAAGATTCATTAAAGAAATGAAATCTTCTATGACTACTCAGCTAAATGATTTTGGTCTTGTAGAAACAGACTTTAACACTAACATGCTAAATAAAAAGCTTGGAAAGTTCGCTAACATTAAGCGCCCTAAAGCAAGCGCAACCCTTACCGCTATTGTGGGTTCTAATATACGCGGTGATAAAACCCTTAGCAAGTACATAACTAGTCTTGGCGATGATGAGTTGCTTAGGATTAATGGAGTGCTAAAGAAAGGGATTGCAGAAGGTGCTACTCAGAAGCAATTAATTCGTAGCGTGATTAACAAAACAAAATTAACAGAAGCGCAAGCAAGTGCATTAGTGCGAACGGGTATCACTCGTACTCAATCTGTTGCGCAACTAAACACATTCCGAGGTAACGAAGAACTATTAAAGGGTGTCAGGTTCACCGCAGTACTCGATGCTAAAACCTCTCCTATATGTTCCCACCATGACGGAATGGTGTATGCATTAGACGATACTAGATTTACGCCGCCTCTCCATTGGAGATGCCGTTCGACTTTGATCCCTGTAGTTAAATCTCACAGTGAGCTTTTAGAGTCTAGTAGCAAAGATGTGAAAAAGAAAGTTCTTTCTAACATGAAAGGACAAGGGATTGCCCAGCTAAACGGAGCTTCCCCTAACAAAGAAAACTATGGTACTTGGCTTAAGCGTCAGTCTCAAGATGTAAAGCTCAGGCACCTAGATAATAATCCTGAGAAAGTATCAATGTTCAACAGTGGGCAAATAGCCTTCACCTCGTTTACAAATAGCGCAGGTCAGGGCGTAAGTCTGAGAGCTTTAAGGCGATTAGACAACAAAGCCACAGCTGTTGTGCCTACTAAACAAAAGGTATCTTCCGCAGTTACTAAGCAAGCAATAACTGCCTCTGCTTCCACCCCTAGGTCTTTGATTCGTAATTCTTCAAAAGAGAATGAGTTAAGAGAGCTATTTAAAGCTGATGCATCAGACATGGGTAACCCGTTGTCCCTAGTGGACTTCCGAGGTACTTCTATTGTCGGTAAGCAAACATCGCGCCGTAGAGCAAACAATCAGTTTGACGAGCGGAATACAGGTGTAGACCCTTTAACTGGTGAACAGAAATCTACTTTGGTTTATGATCCAGATTTTAATGTATTACAAGAAAGAATAGATTACCTTCAAAACTCTAAGACTCTTTCTCTAGATGAAAAGAACTTTATTCAAAGATTTGCTTTGTCTTTAGAGAACGATGGATTGTCTATCAATCAACAAACAGCGGTGATAGAGAACCTACGTATTAACTTTGAGCGATTCGCCAGAGATAAGAAGCCTTGGGAAAACTATGCAGCTGTAACAAGAGCAGAGATAGCTAACTCAGTAGTGAACACTTCTCGCATCTTAGATAGAAGATCCCGATCTAGAGCTCAACAATTTCAATTTGGCGCAGGAAACGAATCTACGGTTCAGATACTAGGTGTTCACACCAAGTTTGATGATATCGCGGCTCGAACTCTTGAGAATCAAAGAATTGTCAAGTCTTGGGCAGAAAGAGAAGGTGTTAGTCTTGCAAGGAAATCCCTGTCAACCGGCAGAGCCCCTATGAAGAACTACTTTCCTAGTGTACCCGCATTCTTACCTAAGCTTCCTAAAGTTCGTGATATTATCTATAAGCAAATAGAAAAGCTACCGGGTGGTAAAAGATTAGCTCGCATACTACAAGGTAAGCCTAATGATTCCTTACTGTTTGAATTTCTCAGGAAAGGTAATGAGAAGATTAGAGAGATATTAGATCTTGAACTTCTTTATGCTAAGAAGAGAGATGTTTATACTAAGAGCAGTGTTACACCTAAATTTATAAAGAAAAGAGAAAAAGAGCTATCTCAGATTATGAAATCAGTAGCTACTGGTAAGTCTACCGACTACGATACTCTTTCTATTAATATAGGTAAAAGACTGTATGAAAACAGTAAGAATGACTTTGATGTGTT